AGTCACCTGACGGTTCAGTATTCACTCTGACAGTTTCAAATGCAGGAGCATTGGTCATAGGATAATTTTCAGTTATAATCTAGTTCAATAGGAGAAGAACTATGGACGAAAAACAATTTTTAATAACAGCGTTACAATTAATTGATGTCTCACTCGCAAGAGGAGCTATCAGGGGTGAAGAAGTAAAAATAGTATCTCAATTAAGAGATTACATCGGTACTTCTTTGCAGAAGTATCAAGAGCAGATTGCCGAGCCAGTTGAAACCCTGGCGCAAGAAGCTGAAGTCGAAGAGGTTGAAGAGGAGACTGAAGACTGATGGAATATATTATAGTCCTAGTCATGTTGGGTATTATAGGATACTTATGGGTATCTAAAAACAAACCTGAGTGGCTAGAAAAATTTAAAAAATAAGTGGCAAGAAAAACAGCAGCAGATGTCCATCTCGAACTATCTGTTCATCAAAAAGAGAGCGAAGAGAGATGGAAAACTGTTTTTAATAAATTTGTTGATATAGAGCTTGAGCTGAAAGAGCTTCAACAAAAAGTCTCAGGGGGTTTGACTACACTCATAGTTTTATTAGTAGGTTTAATATGTAGTGTAGTCGCCTTACTTTTAGAGGGTATTATCATATGACAACAGAAACACTAGAACAAAAGGTTAGTCACCTGCTAAGACTACATGAGGGGTTTGTCTCACACGCTTATGAAGACTCAACACCTGAAAAATATCTCACAATCGGATATGGCAGACTGATAGATGAAAGATTAGGAGGCGGTATATCACAAGAAGAAGCTGAATATTTGCTAAATAATGATATACAAAACTGTATTAAGATCCTGTCTGCACAAGTACCAACTTTTAGTGAATTATCAGAAACAAGAAAAATAGTTTTAATTAATATGTATTTCAATCTAGGTAATAGGTTATTTAAATTTAGTAACATGTTATCTGCTATACACGAACAAGATTACGAAGAAGCAGCCAAACAGATGCTCGATAGTAAATGGGCCAAACAAGTAAAAGGTCGTGCTAACGAGCTAGCAAGCATGATGAAATCAGATATCTTGCACATATAATCTTATATCTAGCTTAAATACATACAACGAGATAGAATATCTTTAAGTATGGCTATACAAAAATTAAGCTTTGCCCCAGGTATAGATAGAGAAGGAACCGCATATGACTCTGAAGGCGGTTGGTTCGATTGTAATTTAGTTAGATTCAGATTCGGCAGACCTGAAAAATTTGGTGGTTGGCAAAAAATTACAACTAATACATATCTAGGTACTCCTAGAGCATTACACAATTGGATCAGTAATACAGGAGAAAAATATCTAGGTATAGGCACACACCTAAAATATTATTTAGAATTTGGTGGTACTTTTGCAGATATTACACCTATTAGAAAAACTTCAACTAACACAATAACTTTCTCTGCAACAAACGGTTCAAGTACAATAACTGTAACTGACAACAGTCATGGTGCAGTTGTTGGTGATTTTGTCACAATCAGTCAAGCAGTATCTTTAGGTGGTAATATAACTGCGACAGTCCTTAATACAGAACATCAAATCGTAACAGTTCCAACCGCTAACACCTATACTATTACAGCATCTGCTACAGCTAATTCTAGTGATTCGGGTAATGGTGGTAGTGGCGTAGATGGTGTTTATCAAATAAACGTAGGTTTAGATAATTTTGTTTCAGGAACTGGTTGGGGTGTGAATGGGTGGAATACAGGCACTTGGGGTTCTACCAACTCTTTGACATCTATCAATCAGTTACGTTTATGGTCACACGATAACTTTGGTGAAGATCTTATGATTAACGCCAGAGGTGGTTCTATTTACAGATGGGTAGAGGCTGATGGTACGGGCACAAGAGCCGTACAATTGTCAACAGTAGGTAGTGCAAGTAAAGTGCCAACTGTAGGTTTACAAGTCATGACCTCAGAAACAGACAGACATCTTATTGTTTTAGGAGCAGATCCTATTTCAGGTGGCAACAGGACTGGGGCTGTAGATCCTATGTTGGTAGCATTCAGCGATCAAGAAAACCCTATAGAGTTTAATCCAACCACTACTAATACTGCTGGTTCTGTCAGGTTATCTTCAGGTTCACAAATTATAGGTGGGGTAAAATCAAGACAAGAAATAGTGATATTTACAGATACTTCAGTATACAGCATGCAGTTTATTGGTCCGCCTTTTACTTTCGCAGTTAATCTGATAGATAACTCAACAGGCTTGATTGGACCTAAAGCAGCTATAACAGCACCAGGTGGTGTTTATTTTATGTCTTACGACAGTTTTTATGTCTATAGTGGATCAGTTGTTAAGTTGCCTTGTTCAGTAAAAAATTATGTCTTTTCAGACTTTGACCGTTCTCAAGCTTTTAAAGTTTTTGGTTTTAGTAACAAAGAACATAACGAAGTAGGTTGGTTTTACCCCTCAGAATCAAAGGGTAATGGAGAAATTGATCGTTATGTAATTTATAATTATGTAGATAATATTTGGTATTACGGACAGTTGGTGAGGACTGCTTGGTTGGACTCAGGAGTTGAATCATTCCCACAAGCCGTCAAAGCTCCAAATCTATTTCAGCACGAAGTAGGCTTTGATGACGACGGATCAGAAATGACTGGTGTATTTATAGAATCAGCAGATTTAGATTTAGAAGACGGTAACAATTTCGCTTTTATAAGCAGAATCATACCTGATCTTAAATTTTTAAATACTGGTGGTGGTAACGTAAAATTGATTACGAAATCTAGAAACTTTCCAGGTGATCCTCTAACTTCAACATCAAGTTCAGTAATAAATCAAGACACACAACAATCCTTTATAAGATCAAGAGGAAGACAGTTTGTTTTAAGAGTTGAGTCAAATGACGGCGACGCAGGAAATGCTGGAACAGGATGGAGGTTAGGTGCAACAAGATTAGATCTTAGAAGCGACGGGAGAAGATAGTGGCTAAACTCCTACAAACAAATCTGCCATTTGCTCAAGGTGAAAATGTTTCCTCAGAGACCTTTAATCAGCTTGTACGTGTCTTAGAAATAAATTTAGGGTCTGTAGACCCCGACAACACTTTACAGCTTACTACGGCTGAAAGAGACACTCTGAACTTCAATATAGGTCAAATAATCTATAATACGTCTACTACAACGCTACAGTATTGGGACGGTTCTACTTTTCAAAACATATCATCAACAGGGGCCGTTACTTTAAATATTACAGATGGCTCCAGTAATATTGGGATAGATCTATTTAGTGAAACCTTATCACTATTAGGCGGAACAGGTATTACCTCTACTGCTTCAGGTAATGGTGTTACTTTTGCTATAGATAGTACAGTAGCAACTTTAGTAGGATCACAAACTCTAACAAACAAAACTATAGATGTTGATAACAACACATTATCAAATATAGAGGTAGATAACTTTAAAGCCTCTGCTATCGTGACAGAATCAGAAGGTATCGCATCTAATGATAATGATACTAGTTTACCTACTTCGGCTGCTGTCAAAGATTTTGTTGATACACAAATAACCGCCGAGGATTTAGATGTTACAGACGGTTCTAGTAATATTTCTATAGATTTAGATAGTGAAGTACTAGGTATATTAGGGGGTACAGGTCTAACCTCTAGTGCATCAGGCAACAACGTCACTCTATCTGTAGATGCCTCTCAAGCACAAATAACAACTGTAGGTACGTTAGATTCTGGTGCAATTAGTTCTGGTTTTGGTGCAATAGATATTGGGTCCTCAAGTTTTAGTGCAGGAACAGGAGCATTTTCAAGCAACGTCACTATCTCAGGCAACCTAACAGTAAGTGGTACTACTACCACAATTGATACCGTTAATCTTAATGTAAAAGATAAAAATATAGTTCTTAATTATGGTACAGGCGATACCTCTTCTAACGCTAACGGCGCAGGTATAACGATACAAGACGCTGTCAGCGCATCTACAGACGCTACCATACTTTGGGACTCTTCTAATGACGAGTTTGATTTTTCTCATAAAATTACCACACCATCTATACAAACATCAGGTGCATCTACTATTAATGAGCTAACAGTTGAGAATGACACAAACTTAAGTGGTGGTTTGGATGTAGCTGGTGATGTCACTATAGCCGATAAACTAGGACATACAGGCGATAGCAACACCTTTTTTAGATTTCCTAGTGCCGATACAGTAACGATTGAAACAGCAGGATCAGAGGCTTTCAGAGTGGATAGTTCGCAACGAGTAGGTATAGGTACAACAGCACCTTCAGTTGCTTTACATGTTTCAAAATCTGGAACAGATGCAAAAATGCGAATACAAGATACTGATGGAACAAATCAATTTACAACAATTACTCAAAATGGTGGACAACTACAAATATTTGCTAGGAATAATACCAATAATGGAAGTATTCAATTTTTTGGTAACAACGGAAGTGCATCAACTGAGTATGCTAGATTTAATAATACAGGCCTTTTTGGGATAGGCACAACCTCTCCCGATAATGTTCTTCATGTTAAACATGCTACAACTAATGTTGTTGGTAAATTTGAATCTGGCGATAACCAAGTATGGATTAATTTAAATGATGATGGTGGTGGTACTTATGGTGCTTTATTAGGACATGATTCAGATGCAGGACATTTGTTTGCTATCGCTGATAATAGTGTAACTAAAAGACTTGTGATTGATGATTCAGGGCGAGTAGGGATAGGAACAACGAGTCCAGCAAGGCCATTAGATGTTAACGGCACAGCCAGACTTTCAGATGGTGCAAGTTTAGAGTGGGGTGGTACAAGTGCAAATATTGCAGGTTCTTCTTCAAGTAATACATTATTTTTTAATACAGCATCAACTGAAAGGGCTAGGATTGACAGTGGTGGTAAATTACTTGTCGGCAAAACTACAGCAGATGCTACAAATACAGTAGGACACGAACTTAAAGCTAATGGTATTGCTGTTCATACTACAGACGATACAGGCACTATGTTTCTTAACAGGAAAACATCTCATGGCAAAATTATAGAGCTTAGAAAAGATAATTCTGCTGTTGGTGTAATTGGTTCACAAAATTGGGGTATCGGCACTAGCTCACCATCTACAAATTTACACATATCTTCTACAACTCCAAAAGTTAGATTGACAGATTCAGATACTAATGCTGATTCAGATATATCAGCAAGTTCCTCAAATGGTTCTTTATTTTTATCTGCTGATACTAATAATGAAGTTGCGAACACAGTATTAGCCTTTCAGGTAGATGGTTCTACAAAATTTTATGTTGGAACAGATGGTTTTTATGCAATTGGTACAAAGATTATAGATGCTTCAACAAGAAATCTTTTAAATATAGGTACTATCTCTAGTGGCACAATTACCTCTTCAGGCAATATTGATGTTAATTCTGATTCAGGACAGCTTCAGTTTGGTGCAGATAACGATATGCAGATTTTCCATAATGGGGCGATAGGAGAAATAAATATAGCAACTGGAGATTTTTTAGTAGATTCAGTAGGCGATATTACATTAGATGCAGCAGGTAATGATTGGAATTTCAATTCACAAGGTGGTAACAAGTTAAAAATTACAAATGCAAGTGGTGATGTAGTTTTAGCGGTAGGACAACAAGATAAAGATTTAATATTTAAGGGTAATGATGGTGGCTCAGAAATAACTGCACTTACCCTAGATATGAGTGCAGGTGGTGATGCTTTCTTTGCAGGCAACATATCAATCAACGATAACAAATCAATAGGTATAGGAACCGCAAATGACATGCTTATTAAACATGACGGTTCTAACACGATATTTAGAGAACAGGGGGACGGTAATGTAATATTTGAAGTTACTGATGCGACCATACAGTTTAAGAAAGGTACGACTGAAACAATAGCGGAATTTGCACCTGATAGTGGTGTGCTGCTCTATCATGATAATACTTTACAACTAGCCACCACATCAGATGGAGCTTCTACTTCAGGTTTTCATAATGTTGGTTCAGGCTATAGAGTAGGTGGCACACAAATAATAGATAGTTCTAGAAACATATCTAATATCGGCACTATAACTGCTTCAGGAGATATGGCTATTGATACAAATGCACTATTTGTTGATGTATCAGCTAACAGAGTTGGTATCAATACTTCATCACCTGATGGTGAATTAGATGTAAGAGGCAGTTCTATTTCAACAATATTAGCAAGAGCAACATCTAGTAATAGTCAAGCAAGAGTCATGGTACAAAATGATGCACGAGCTTACAGTTTTAAAATACATACAAATGATGAATTACAAATAAAAGATGAAACAGCAGATACTCCAAGAATAAAAATTAGCACAGGTGGTAATGTATCAATAGGTGGCGACCCTAATCCTGGCGGTACAACTGCTACATTATCTTTAGGGCCTGGGTCTAATGCAACAGAATCTTTAGTTTTCGCACCTGCGACAGGTGGTGTTGGTGAATTTAGAAATACATCATCAAGTGGTTTTTTTAAATTCACTAAAACTAATGGTACAACCACGATAGCCACACTTAACACAGGTGGTAGTCTTGACACTTTGGCAGGATATTCTATTGGTACAACACAAGTAATAGATTCTTCGAGAAATATAGTCAATATCGGCACTGTTAGTAGTGGTGCTATAACAGCAAATACAGGGGCTTCTGCCGCAATACCATTAATTATTGGTAGTGGTTCAAGCACAAATTACACCTTACAGAGATGGATAACCTCTGCACATTCAGGAAATTCTGCCTACATACTTGCTTATGGGGCAAGTCATAGTTCGCAAGCAGGTAACTTTGCTATGAAAAATGTTGTGAGCGGTGGAGAAATATTTTTTGAACTTGCAAGTGGTGTTGAACCTCTTAGATTGACAAGCACAGGTGCCACCTTTGCAAGTGATATAACTTTAGGTGCTAATGGAGCTATAGATACCGCCTCAGGTAATATAATTTTTAAGAGTGCAGGTTCTACTGTAGCCCAATTTATTTCTAGCCCGCAGACTGCATTTTCAATGCAAGGAGCTTTTGTTGCGACTGGTTTTTACAACACCACGCTTGGTGGTTATCAAATAAACGGCACAACAGTTATAGATAATTCTAGGAACCTGACAAATATCGGAACAATCTCTATTGGTGGTGTAACTGTTACGTCTACAGCAGCAGAACTAAATAAACTTGACGGTTTTACAGGTACAGTAGCAGATCTGAATTATGCTAAGGATCTTAGAGCTACAGGAGTAACCGCTACTGAGTTTGATTTCTTAGATGGTGTTACCTCAAATATACAAACACAAATAGATGCAGTATCAACCGTCACTATCAACAATAATGCAGATAACAGGCTTATTACAGGAAGTGGTACTGCTCAAACTTTAAATGGTGAAGCTAATCTTACCTTTGATGGGTCTACATTAGATTTATTTGGCACATTGTCAGTTAGTAGAAAGATAATTCATAGAGGTGATGAAAACACTTATATTGATTTTACTGGTGATGACATAAGTTTTTTTGCGGGTGGTGTTGAATTTATTTCACTTAATGAAGCAGGTAGTGACACCATTACCCTGCACCAGAACACAACAGCAAGTGGTACTGTAAGTATTACAACTGATGGCAACACCTCAAAACAGATAAGATTTGTTGATGCTAATTCTACTTCCAGTTCAAGTTTTATTGCACATGATAATGGGGTAATGACCATATCTTCTAACAATAATACTGGAACAGGTTCAATAGTTTTTACTAAATTTAATACTTCAGGGTCATTTGAAAGTGGCAGGTTTGATACAGCAGGAAATTTCCAAATGGGTACTACACCTACAACTGTAATAGATAGCTCAAGAAATTTAACGAATATTGCAAATGCTGATTTTACAGCAAAACAATTTAATGAAGTTCTTAGACCTCAATATAACAGCAGTTTAACTAACACTAGACTGATAAATGTAAACACTTCTAACTCAGGAGACTATATTGCTAATGTGCCTTTCGGTGATGCTTGGCACGATATTTTTGCTTTTAGAAGATTTTATACTTGGAATTATGAGACTTCTACAGATGGCACAAACTTTACTTCAGCAACTATAAATGAAAATATTTTTGACCATAAAGACAGCACTCAATATAAACCTTTAGATGGTACTGTTAAAGCTGTTAGATGGACTGTTACAGGTGTACAACATTCGCTGATCAGGTATATATCACTATCTCAAGGTTTTACTTCTTCTACACCACAAACAAGTATGACTGTTGAATCTGGTGATGGCACAACTTTCTCTACTTTTCATGCCACAACGACTTTTAATGGTAGTCAAAAAGTCCATTATTTTGCTACCGATACATCTCTTAACAATAATGTTTTAAGAATTACTTTAAAGAAAACCGATATTTCAAATAACAACGAAGTTGATATACATAGACTTTGTGCTTGGTCAGCTAGAGCAGGAGATCAGGGTAAAGGCAAAGAGTTTCATTATCCTTTTGATTATACCCTTAGAACCAGTATAGATTTAATAGACGATCAAAAATTAAGACTAGGTAACAGTCAAGACCTACAAATCTATCACGATGGTTCAGCTTCATATATTGACGATACAGGTACAGGTCAATTAATTTTAAATACAAATGGTTCTCAAATTGCACTAAAGTTTGGCTCAGAAAATATGGCAATATTTGGTGCTAATGATGCGGTTAAACTCTATTACGACAGTTCTAAAAAGTTTGAAACTACCTCAACAGGGATAGATGTTACTGGTGAAATAGAAGTTGGCGATAGTCATAAAATTGGTGATGATGGTTTTGATAATTTAGCTTTAATCTCATCAAGTGGTGAAAATATTATTGTTGGCTCTGCTAACGATATATATTTCAATACTGGTGCTACTTCTCTTTCTTCTACAGGCACAACTAGAATGAGAATAGCATCAAACAATACTTTGCTCTGGGGTTCTACACAAATACTAGATGGCTCAAGAAACCTAACAAATATCGGTACTATCTCAAGTGGCACAATTACTACATCAGGTGATATTGCAAAAACTTCTGGCGATCTTTTAGTTGATGTTGCAGGTGACATAAGATTAGATGCTGATGGTGGAGACATCAAATTTGCAGATGGTGGAACAGTTATAAGTCTGCTTAGTATGGCAAACAGCGATACTACTATTAGCACAAACGTAGTAAACAAAGATATTATTTTCAAAGGGTTTCAAGGGGGTGGTACATCAGTAACCGCCTTGACGCTTGATATGTCAGCTAGTGGTACTGCTAAATTTAATTCAGGTATTCATGTTGCGGGTACTGAAATTATTACAGCTTCTAGAAATCTAATCAATATCGGTACTATCTCAGGGTCAGGCAATATATCTGTCACAACTGCATCTTCGCCATCTTTAGCCTTACAAGACACAACTAATAATGTGATATTCAAGTCGTATGCTCAAGATAGTAACGCTTTTACAGG